TAAAACTTCATCACTTAAAAGCAGTAAAAACTACAAGAAAAAATACGCAGGGCAGGGTAGATAAGTTTGCATAGTTAACCTTGTTGTAATTCTTTGTTTTTGTGTACTTATTTTCTCTTGCTTTTAGAATCTTTTTCTTTATGTCTTTTTATTTATTCTTTTGATTAAATTCTAAAGGCTTAAGTTTTGAGAACAAGGCAAAGTTATATGTTTTTTTTAACATAGTAAATAGATTAAAATACAAACTTATTTACGGATTGTTAATATGTATTGATTATATTTGAATATGGCAAAGAAATCTACAAAACCAACACGGACTGCATTAGTAAAAAAGCTTGATGCAGTGTTTAGTATATATATAAGACGCAGATATGCGGTGAATGATATATCTAAATGTGTTACCTGTGGTAAAGAAGATCATTGGAAATCTCTACAATGCGGGCATTTTATGTCACGTAAGCATATGTCTACAAGATGGAACGAAAATAATTGTCAAGTGCAATGTGCAGGATGTAACGTATTCCGATATGGGGAACAGTATATTTTTAGTCAATATCTTGGTGATAAGTTATCAAATGAATTATACTTACAATCAAAACAAATCACTAAATTTACAGACGTAGAGCTGCAAGATCTAATAGAACACTACACACAACTAAATGGTTTTATTTCTAATTCTGAATAGTTTTCAGTATATTTAATATTATTATTGGTAATAGAAATGCTATCTGTTTTTGTGATAGCTGTAGAATCTGTATTGGTTTTTATTTCTGTTTTAGAAACATCTACCTTTCTTGAAGCACAACTAAAAAAAAGTGCACCACATATGATATATACTATTACTCTCATTTTGTAAAGTATAATGCTGATTCAGCAATACGTCTATTTGTTAAACCATTTAAAATTTTGCCACCTGCTTTATTCCACTTTAAAAACTCTTTAGCTATATTACCATCGTTTGGATTTATATTAACCAATTTTAACAAAGTAGATTTAGCCAAATTAGCTACTCCTACATTATAAGCAAAAGAAGTTAATGCGTTTAATTGGTTTACTGTAATTTTTGACTTTACAAGTTTTAATACATCTTCAGCAAATTCATCAGCAATATGTGCCAATATTTCATTAGCATATTCTCTTGTAATTTGTTTGTCTGTAATTTTAACTTTAGTTCCGTTTGGGTAGTAAGTATTCCCATAACCGATTGTAGATATTCCTGCAGGACATTTGTAAGGTCTGTCACTAAATCCTTCAAATCGTTTTATTAACTCGTAACCTTTATCGCTTAATTTCATTGAAGTCTGCTTTTATTTCTTTAGCTCTATTAAATGCTGTTTTCAATAATTGCCAAATATCAATTTTAAATGATGCTTCAATGTTTTCTTTAATAGATACTAATTCAACAAAGATTAATAGTATAGCACAAATTTTGGTAAACATAAAATCAAAACCAAATGCTTTGTGTATAAACTCATTTAAAACAAATCTGTCAATTAAGAATAAAAATATTATACATATTTCGTATAATGCCATTTTAGAAATTACATTAGATAATTTTCTACTTCTTATTGATTGTAACCCTTCAAGTTTTATGCTTTTGAATATACCTGTAAAGGTGTCTAAAATTATTGCACTACCTACGGCTATTAATAAACCGTAGATAGGTACAAATAATAAAATTAATGAAGCAAAAAAATAATTAATGTATTTCATTCTAAATGTTATTCTTCTATTACTTCTTCTTTAGGTGCTAAAGCATTAATAGCTTGTGCTACTGCTACTGCATCTTGTAATTGTAATAAACCACCTTTTTGTGCTAAATGTGCTACTTGTACTAAAATTTCGATTGCTTGTTTAGTTTCCATAATTGTTTGTTTTTTTGTTTAATTTTTTTTATTAAAATATTAATTTCAACTTTTTTGTTTGCTTTAATAAAGTTAAGTAACGCATCAATATAAACATATCTTTCTTTGTTGTGTTGTGACGCTGCATTGTGTTTAAGAATCCAATCAATTACGCTATCTGTAAATTCAATATGTTCGCCATTTTGAAGTTCAAGTACCATTGGAAATTTATATCCGGTTAAACTTTGATCTTTAGTGTTTTTAAAAGTTATTGTTCTATTTGTTAAATGTATCATATTGCTCATGTTTTTTTTTGTTTTATTTATAATTAGTTGTAAGTATGAATTTTTATCCTGTTTGTAATTAAAATAATTTTGATAATATATTTCGGCATCAGAAGCGTTTTCGATACTGCTTGTCTGATATAATATTTCGTAATCAGTATAACCTTGTGTTAACTCAACTCTTCGTTGTATGTTATTTGTACACCCAACTTTAATCTCTTTTATGTGATAAATATAGTACATACTTAAACGGCTACTGCTACGGTTATTTTTTTACCCGATTGATAGTTAATTATTTCTAAATTATTATTAATATAAGTATATTTTGGTAAATTAAAAATTGGTTGTAATAAATATTCTTTTATAGAATCAATTTGATTTTTATAAATGTGAGCATCTATAATTTGCAATTCTAATTTATTCGCTTTTAAATTTGTTTCTGCCGCAATATATAACAATGTTTTTGCAAACAAACAAATATCGTATGGAACTCCTAAAAATAAATCTCCTGATCTTTGTACAACAAACATATTCAATTTTTTATTTTTATCCACATAAAACTGAAAATATAAATAACAAGGAGGTAAAGCCATCTCTTCAAGCTGTAATGGATTCCATAAACTAATTATATGTCTTCTGCTGTCAGGGTTTGTTTTAAGGCTATTTATAAGCATCTTTAATTGATCGTAATATTCACTATTAAAGTTTCTTAATTGATGTCCGTAAACAGGTCCTAAATCACCAGATTCATTCGCCCAAGCGTCCCAAATCTTTATATTATTATCTTTAAACCTTTGAATATTTGTTTCCCCATTTATAAACCAATCAAATTCTGTATTAAAAGTATTTGGAAACATTTTTCTTCCGGTTATAATTGGGAATTTTTTAGATATATTTACTTTTATGCTTTGATTAAATAAAGAATAACTACCAACACCAGTTCTGTCGTTTCGTTCAATACCGTTTTTCAAACAATTATTTAAAATTGATTGATATTTTTTTTCAAAGCTATTCATTTGATTTGTTGTTTGAGTTGTTTAAAGCAGCTATATAGCCAACACAATCAAGTAATGTATCTTCTTTTATATTATAAGCCATTCTGCTTATTTTTAATGCGATCATACACTTATAAAAGTCTTCTCTTGTTATTTCTTTATTACAAAGAATTGACGCGACAGACGCAGCTTTTTCCATAGACTCGTCAAATGGACCATACATTCTTTCTTTTTCTTCAGAACGTAAGTTTATAATTTTGTTTGCTTCTTCTAATATATTCATTTTTAATATTTTTAAGTTAAATAAAAGGGAAGCAAAATAAATTCACTTCCCTAATAAATTTAAAATGGCAAATCTGATTCTACTTCTTTAGCAGTTGCAGGTTGCTCTTTTTTTACAGCTACAATAGTACCATCAGTCCACACAACATTACCGTTCCCAATATAGTTTTTAGCTTTTTTAGCTTCTCTTTCCTCTTTGGTTTGTGAATCTGTTAAAGAAACATTTTGTCCCCATTGATTAGCTTCATCATTTACTCCAATTGTAAAATTGTAATAAACAGCTCCGTCTTTACCTGCTACAAATTTTTCTTTTGGTAATTTGTCTACTCTTAAACTTACATTCATTAATGCACTCATAATAATTGTTTTTTTATTGTTTACTTTGCCTACTCTATTCAGTTTTCGGCTACCCTGTTTTATTTTATTTTTTTTTGAAAATTATATCAATTAAAGATTCTAATATTGGCATAATAAAAAACATTATTACCAATGCTATACCACCACCTAAACCTCCCATAATTTATTTTTTTAAAAATTATTTAACTTTTAATAATTCGTCTTTAACTGTTTTGGCTAATTTATACTTTTTTTCAATAGCTTCTATGTTACCACCACTTTTTAAGTATTCAATTGATTTAGTAAATTCAGGTGTGTTTTTGTTTAGCCACTTTTTGTCATCAGTATTAAAAACAGCATTTGTTGTTCCATTTCCACCTACTAATGTTCCATAAAGGTTTTTATCTTCTGTTTTATCGTGCTTATTAGCAGCATCAGCATCTTGTGTATCATCAATTAGTAATAGGTTACCCAAAGCATACTTTTTAGCATATGAACTTGCTGAACCAAATTGTTGTGGAACTTGCATACCTTTTTGATTCAAATCAACACCTACTATAGCAATAGCTGATAGTTCGTTAATTCCATTGTTGTCATACATTGTAGCAATTGAAATTAATATTGGTATATTTTGCTCATAGTTTATACTTTCTGTAATAGTAAAAGATACACCATACTTTTCATTGAATGGTTTTAAACCTTCTAATATATCTTCAGCACTTCTAAAGTTATATTTACCAAAGCTGTTAAATCTTGATTTGTTTGCTTTAAATTCAATTTGAATTCTGCTTAATTTTTCGTTTAAAGATAGTTGTTTATTTGTTAGACTACCTG